GAGCCGTGTTCAGCGCCTCTTCCTCGTCTAACGCCTCACCCCGCGCAGCTCGGCCCGGAGCCTTTACAGCTCGGATAAAGTCGTACAGAACCTTTGGAGCTATGACGTCCGGCATATACCGGCTCTCCATGCCTGTACCCTTGAGCATTACAGAGCCCTTTAGCTCTGAGCCCGGGTCAGATGGCAGAGAACCCCGCAGGCGGGGCAGTAGGGTTAGCCGCTCTACGTTTGGATCTAAATTAAAAAGATCCGCAAGAGTCGGCATTATTTCTTGCCTTTGCTACCCTTTTTAGCAGCTTCGCGCTTAACTGCGTATGCAATCGCAACGGCCTGCTTCTGAGGTTTGCCAGACTTCATTTCGGTCTTGATGTTGGACTTAAATGCCTTCTCAGACGTAGATTTCTTGAGCATTTTTACCTCTTCTTTGCGGTTTTGGCTGACTCTTTGAACGCCTTTGCGGTCGGCGCTCCCTTTGACCCGGGGGTTCGCATCTTCTCTGGGGTCTTGCCTGCCGCCTTCTGGCGCTCGATCCGCTCGCGTTTTGCGTGGATGTTGGCGTAGAGACCGGGTTTGGTAGCCATCATTCGCTCCCTTCGTTAAGTTTGACGGTATCTGCTTGGATTCTTTGGAGCCACCAATGGCAGTCCGCAATCGCTCCATCCAGAGTCTGAATAGCTGTGATGGCCTTCGCACGTTCCTGATTAAGTTCCGCAATTCGTGCCTGTATAGCTTGCTCATTCATTAGCAGTTCCAGTTTTTAAGGCTCGCGGCTTTCCTAGTCGGGCGACCTTTTTCGTCCTTCATCGGCCCGGGCATCCCGCTCATCCTCGCGCAAAAACTTTTTTTGCGAGCTGCGTCAGCTTTTGTTTTAGGGTTTGGAGCTGGAGCTTTAAGGTTTGAATTATTTTTTGCATTGTATTCGGCCCTTCCTTTTGCGGTCATTCCCGCACCCTGCTCGGTAGGTTTGTAGTTCTTTCCCTTACCGACAGTCGTCTTGGGAATGGGTTTATTGGTAGTTTTTGCCATTTTCGTCCACCCAGCAAACGTCCTTCCAGCTCATTATCAGGTAATTCTCGCCGTTTTCCTCATACTGCTGAAACGTAAGATATTCGCCTGTCGTCCCGTAGCGGATCTTGTCACCGACCTTCGCAGGGTTAGGAACCAGCCGACCTTTCTTGTCGTACTCTCCCGGCCCTACCGCAACCACCTCGCCCATGTTCGGGTTTTCCCGCATGATTACCTCTAGCACCGCACTCTTTTGGCGCTCAAAAGGTTTTACAACGATCCGGTCACGCAACGGCTTTATCACTCGGTGGTCTCCCTCTTTTTTTAGGTTCTATGTCCACGACTGCTTCCTGCTTATTTTGATACTCCCCGCACCACATACCAGCCTGCTTCATAACGTATTCGGGGTAACGCTGGCACATACCAAACTTTCCTGACGCCTGAAAAAACTTACAGGTCTCACAATTCACTTTAGGTTCTCTAGCTTGTAAATCGTGGCGTTAATTAGATCCATGATGGTGTCGACTAGGTTCTGGATCTCTGAGTCTTTAGGTAAGTCGGTACGGGTCTCCTCGACATACTCCTGCATAGCCTTCATGTATTTCAGGGGGTCTTTTTCTATCTCAAACTCTGGCTCAAAGTTCCCCACGATGCCGTTTTTGCCCATGTAGGTCTCGACCAAGTCATCCACCAGCCCGGGCATGGCCTCGTAATACTTCTGCAAAGCCTTGTGCTGGGCATAACTCTTGGTCTGCCAATGCTGAATATGAGCGCAAGTCGCTGAATGTAGCAACGTCTGCGCGAATGCTTCCATGTCACCCATGATGTAATTCTGCCTCTGGTTGTTGATTCAGGCAATAGACGTTGACCATCCGTGGGCCTGTTTTTGCGGTGGTGTTCTTACCCTTGGCGCACTCGATTTTTCCCGCAGCTACTAGCTTAAATAAAACTGCTTTCACCGAGTGATTTTTCGCATGGACTTTAACTGCGATTTCCCTGCGCGTCAGGTTAGGAAATCTTTTCAATACCCTCAAAATATCCCTTGAGAGATAGGGTCGGCGTGTAAGCGGTTTGCGTTCCATCGCCTTATTATAAACGGTTTCTTGTGGGGGCGGGTGTACCACAACCTGAATCTCACTTGCATTCATTTCGTGCCGCCCCCGACCCTATTCTATCGCCCGCAACCGCAGAGCATCTTGCCGCTCGCAGTCTGCTGACATCCATACGGTGCATACGGTGGGCAAGCTGCGAAAGCTACGTTAGCGAAAATAAATAGACCTGCTGCAATTACCTTTTTCATGGTTTTTCTCCTAAAAGTTTGACCTTCACCATACCGCCTAACTGACTACTCACCTTGTATGAGCAATCAATCCTTTTATCGTTGATCTTCCAAGCATCCGCAAGACCATCCTGCCCAGCTTTGAAAGCACCAACCATGTTGTCCTTATCCCTCGGTCGCCTGTCTGGTGGGTAGAACTCCACCTCCAAATAGATTTTTCCTTCCTCGGGGATCTGCCACTTGGCCTGCAACGCCAAAATCTTGACCGCAAACCTGTATTTTTTGACCGCAGCGGCCCTCGGAGCCCAATGCCCGGAGTAGTTCAGGCTGAGTTCTTTTGGTGGCCACGGGAGCGTCAGCCTATCGTAAGAGCTTTTCGATGGTGTCATTCAGTACCGTCATTTCCGTCTTTTTCATTACGTTCCATATCCTTTTCTGGCCGTGGATACCGTTAAACGACCCTTGATGGCAGTCCTTACACAGAGGGATACAGGTAAATTGAAGCCCCTGCTCGATGTGGTGGGCGTCTGACGGGCCAGTAGCTCCGCAGACCCCGCACTCCAACGACTTAACGGCGGCGAGGTGCTTTCTCTGGGAAGATGTCAGTTTGTTGTTCATTCTTGATGCGGGATTTTCTAATACAGAACTCGGTGCAACCGCAGTTCGGTTCCCTGTTGTAGTCCGGTAAAAACCCCAGATCCTTTTCAATCTGCTGGGCAGTCCACTTCCTGATGAGCTTACAGTCCTCCACCATGACCATCCGGTCTCGACACCCTGAACACTTGAGTTCAAAGATTGGAGAGTTTTGCTGGCAAAGCTCACAAGTCATGCAGCCTTCAGACCTTCTTTCGCGGCCTTGATCACCGCAGCTCTGAATTCCTGCGGGCCAGAAAAATTGAACTCAAATATCCCCAGCTCCGCACCCTTGGCCTGTATCCCGGGCCAGCTCTCATGCCACGGCTGAGAATTTACGACTCCGGGTAAGGTAACTTTTAGCTCATCCGACCAGCGTTCCTGACGCAAATAGGTCGCAGGATATGGGATAAATTCGCCATCGTTTTTGCGCCATTGATCGCTCTGACAATGGTTTTCTACCGCTTTCAGTAGCTCTTCCATTGGCGGGCGAATCCGCGCAGTCGTAGTCCACGCCTTGCGAGCATCGCCTTTTGCTACCTTTTTTGGGTAGGCTTTCCAAAAAATATCAAATTCACTCATGTCTGAAACACCGTCCTCTTCATCCAAGGGTATGACCCCTGATATTTATTTTTCTGCACTTCGTTCCAATGTAAAAAGTATTTCGCACCGTCTGGGTTTGACCCATCTTCACTTATTCGATAGCTGACGGTTGTCTCCCCCAGCCCCCCGCACTTCAGTCCGTTTGTCATCAGCTCCAATAAAAACCCGCGATCAGAAATAATCGGTTGCATCCAGCCGTGGCCATGTTTCTGAGCGACCTTAGTTTTCACTATGAAACATGAGTTATCCACAAGTCTTGTCGCGTGGCAGTTGTTGTAAATCCCAAGGCTCTCGGTTAAATCATCGCACACATAGTAACCTTTTTGGTCAATGATTCTGCGTAGGGAATAACACCAATCTAGCCCCTCTTCCTCTAGAAACCCTACGTTCTTTTCTATGTGTTGCGGGTCGTATAGGTTGTCATCATCCAGATAGCAGATGACTTCCTCACTCACTATGTATGGAGCCGCCGCATAGACGGGAGCCATCCCAAACCCGTTACCCCCGTTATTAAAGGGTAGCTGCACAAAAACCACATCTGGCTCGGGATCGGTAGCTATCTCGATGACCTCATTTTTGGCGTTAATAAATCTTTTACCGTGGATAAAGACGTAGTGCGTAGCCTTGCGGGTCTGGGCTCTTACGCTCTCGATACAGTCTTTCAGGGTCTTTCTTCCGATTGTTGAGGTCACCACGGCCACGTTGGTCATTGTTTCCTCTGGAAGTCCTCTATTGCATACACTCTACGGGTGTTTGAATCAAGATACAAAACGTGAACCATACCATCAACAATCGTCCAGCAGGCTTTCTGGTACGGGGTCGATGGGCTCCATGTGTATCCTTCCCTTAGTCCCTCTACCGTCTGGCTGTTAACCACGCAGGGTCTTGAGGTCAGTGTGATTTCTCCCCCGCCTTTGTTGGGCATGACAAAAACCTGAGCAAAAGCCGGGGTTGCAACCAAAAGTAGGACTAGAAACCTAATCATCTTCCCTCTCCCGTATAGCTTTAGCTGCCTCAGAGCTTGAGTACCCAGCGATTTTGGCGCACTCAGCCCTCTCATACGCGACAGCCTTCTTAATTGCGCCCACCATGATCTCTGAGGCGCTCTGCTTAACGTCCCTGATCACTATCTCAAGCATCCGGGTTAACTGGCTATCCGAGGCCGTCCAAAGGGGTTTTATGAGGTCGCTCTCGGTGCGGATCATTCCAACCCCAGAAGCTAGGTTGTGTAGATCATCTTTGGTCAATTTCGCCTCTGACAGTTGTAGGCCTGTAATCCAATCCTAAATACGCTGGAGTACCGGCAGTCATCAATGATTTGGCCCTCGGTATGTAAGACCCCTAGACCAAACCCGATTAGCAGGGAAAGCACTATCCCAAGGCTTTGCGCCCAGAGTCTTTTGGCCCACGGGATGACCTTCTTTAGCTGGTCGATTTCGTTTTGCATGGAATTACAGTATCCGAACTGCAAACTGTTTGCAAGCTGTCCTTTGTCCTTAAAACCATAGACCGACCAACTAGCAAAAACAAGTTTTTGCCAGACTTACATGGAGATGTATCCCGTAACAACGGTACTCTAGGTAGCCATGCCCACTACTAGACGGATATAGCGGGTGTCGAGCTACTTATTCCCCGGCCTCTATCCCATCCCCGCCTTTTACTTAGCTGGCGTTTCGCGCAGCCAGCACCAAAAGAAAAACCCCCGAATACTTAGGTGGGTATGGCCCTTGGCATGGGCAGCGGAGGAAAAATGACCGGATCATCAGGCTGGAGAGCCACATTTCCCGCGCTACACATACCCACCTAAACAAACGGGGGTTCCTGATGATCTTCATTCTTCCAACAGGTGCCACCCTGCTGACACCCCGATTATAGGGCAATAACCTGTTCTTGCCAATTACCCCACATTTTGTAGGGGATTACCCTATTTTTGTAAAAAAAGTTAAAAAACCTGTTGACATGGCCTATAAACAGTTTACTATTCATATCACGGTCAACGCTCAGACCGGATACCTAAAGGAGCTTCACCATGGACTTTCAAGTTTACGAAACCCCCAAATGCCTTAACGGCGAATTCCAATTCGTTGCGCTGTCGGACGCAGCTAAACAATTTACAGCAACCCGTATGGGCGCTGGCGCAGTTGGATTTAGTCTTGATCGCCAGCACTTCGGTATCTACGTTTCAAGACATCGAGAAGTTTCTAGCTGACCATATCACTTGTGGAGAGAATAAATGAGCCAAGCACTACACCACCAGCAACAGCTTGAACAGCAAGAAGAAACAGAATCTAAGGTTCGCAAGTTTACCGGCCCGTTTGGCGACTCTCGGTTTGAGACCCACATTCATTCTGATGTCGACTTTGTATGGATGCACATCAACACCGATAACGTCAAAGCTGGCATCACGCTGACAAAAGAAGCAGCCCGTCAGATTGCTAAAGATTTATTTGATCATTCACGATAAGGAGACTAGAAATGACTAAGATTGCTAATGTGGCAGCACACCTACGCAAACACAAACACATCACTAGCTGGGAGGCAATTACTAAGTATCGCGCCACTCGACTTGCTGACGTTATCTTTAAGCTCAAGGGTCGCGGATGGCTGATCAGCACTCACATGATGGACGGTAAAGACGGTGTCCGCTACGCACGTTATGTATTACTGCGGGAGCCCAAACATGGATAAAAATAAATTGATCGAGTACCTAGAATACGCAGTCTTTACTGCTACGCTTGTAATGTTGTATGTCGTTGTGTTGTTCGTATCTTTCTAACTGGAGAATAGTCATGAATACAGGTGTTGTAAATATCCGTGGTAAGGAGTATCAGACCGTAGCCCTACGGGTTCAGAAGTTCCGCGAGGCTCACCCTGATTGGGAGCTGTCCACAGAAATCATCAAGGCCGATGACGTAGTGGTGATCATGCAGGCCCGGATCTATAAAGAAGATGGCAAATGTATCTCTACCGGCCACGCCGAAGAGTTCCGCGCCAACGGCCAAATTAACTCCACCTCTGCTTTAGAGAACGCTGAGACCTCTGCTATTGGTCGTGCGTTAGCTGCGGCAGGCTGGGGCGGTACTGAGTTTGCCTCGGCCAACGAAGTCCAAAACGCCATCCATCAGCAGGCCAAACCAAAAGCTAAAGCTGAAGAACGAAAAAGCCGGTCAAAAGAAGAGCTGCTCAAAGCTATGAACGATGCGTCAACCCCGCAGATGCTGGCTATCTTCTGGGGCGCACTAAAAGAAGATGAACGCGAACTTATGCGTGACGAAGTAGCGACCTACGGCAAAAAGCTAAAGGAGACCCAAAATGCGTGAACCCAATCCCTTCCAGCAAGACGGTAACTGGTGGAACGACAGACTTGGTAAGCTCACCGGTTCGCGTATGAGCGCGGCCATGAACTTCCTGAAGTCTGGTAAAGAATCCACCGAGCGCAAAAACCTGCGCTATGAGATTGTGGCCGAACGGATCAACCAGACCTTTGCCGATAAATACGTCACCACAGAAATGGCGTGGGGTGTTGAGCAAGAGGCATCGGCTAAAGAGGCTTTTGAGGCTATGACCGGCATTAAGGTCGAGGACGTAGGTTTTATTGATCACCCGACCATAGGTTTTCTAGGTTGCTCACCGGACGGGTTTACGTCTGACGGATGCCTGATCGAAATTAAATGCCCAAAGACCCGGACACACATGGAATACATACGGAATCAGGTCGTTCCTGATGACTACAAACCACAGATGATTTTGCAGGCAGCTTGCACCGGCAGGGACGTATGGTTTGTATCTTATGACCCGCGCATGGAAGAGGGTAAGCGCCTATTTATCCGGAAGTTCAAACCCACGGCAGAGGAAATTAAAGCTATTGAGAGCGCTGCGGAAACATTCTTAGAGGAATGCGACCAGCTCTT